ATCTGGGTGGCGGATTCGACCTCGGAACCAATGAGGGAAACACAGTCAGTCCCGAGGTCTAGCGCGAAGAGGGTGACTTCTTCGGGCGATTTACGGCTTGGGCAATGCCCGCCATGCGGCTTCAAATGCCTCTGCTGACATCTTGGTCATCTCAAAATGAAGCCAATTGGGGTTGCCTTGATACGAGCCTGCGTTGTCGTCGGCGGTGTAGATCTTGACGCCTGTCTTACCTTCGCCCCTCGAGCAACGGTAACCCGCCCCGTACTCGCCGTACGCGTACCAATGCAGTTCGCACAGTCCAAGGGCTTTTGAGTTGGCAAGAAACCAATCCCACATTTCTCGCGCTTGCGCTTCGTCTTTGTATTGAATGTCAGCTGCGTATCCAGTGGCATGAACGGAGAGTCCTGCGTTGTTGCGCATCGGGCGGTTGGCGTATGTGCCCAGCGACTTAGTACCCCAACGCTTTGCGCAAAGTTCAACAAGTTTTGCCGTGACAGGCTGTGTGCCTTTGCCGTCCCAAGATGGGTAGTAAGGGTAAACGCGGTTGGTCATACTGGTGGGTCTTTGGGCTTATCTTTAAGGCCGTTACCAGCAAGCAAGCCAATGAGGCCACCAGACAAGGTGAGCAACATACTGCTAAGCACCGATATTTGAGCCGCGTCTAGTTCGGCCATTTTCTCAGGCTGTGTAACAAATAGCAATCCGTACAAAATTGTGAACACTGAACCCACAAAAGAGAGCGTTAGCCCGATTGCCACAATCATGACGATGCGTGCTTTGATTTCTTCGTTGCTGTGTCTGTTGTCTGGTTTCATCGGCATTTGGCTCCTGTTGCGTATCGGGGTGCGGTTGTAGTTTCGGGTGTTGATGATGCTGTAACGCTCGAGAGTGCTTTGTTTTTTGTTGGTGGGCAGTTGAGGCGTTCACGGTCTGAGCAAGCAGTTAACGATGCACAAATAACCAATAGAATCAGGCTTTTTCGCATTACGCGCTACCCATGTCTTCAACAAGAATGAAGGACGGGTTTGTCGCTGACGCTGCAAGAAGGTTGTTTGCGTTGTCACCAAATGAGACTGTCAGTTTGTATGTATGACTGCCTGCGCTTGGCGTAATAATTACAGAGGCAACTCGACCTTGTGGTGAACTGGATACCGCATACAGTTCCTGAGATGCAAGCACCGTTGCGCCTTCTTGAATTAAAAGGTTGACGTTGCAGGCATTTGCCCCGACTGTGAACTGGCATTTTGCGCTAATTTTAATTTTGCGGTTTGCAACAAACGTTTTTGTAATTGTTAGACCTGTCAAGTCACGAACTGCGCCAGACGCTATGCCTGTCTGATTTGCTGTGACTTCGACGTAGTCTTGCCAGCCCCAGGGAAGGTTATTCATCTGTGCAGCCGTCAGGATTGCTCCTGATACGAAGGTTGTGTTGCTTGCCATATTTGTCTCCTTTAGAAACTGAGAAGGTTGTTGTCGAGCGTTCCGAAGATTGCATCGTTAAGGGTGAGGTATTGGTTGCCGTCCGTACTCTCAAAAGTGTACGAAACAATGTGAGACCCTGGAACGATTCGGTGTTCAATTCCTGAAGTGATCAGGGTCTGCGATTCTGATGTGGGTGTACCGGTGGAGTAATCCTTTTGAACGGTGACGATTGAGGTCAGGTCAATGGCAAAAATGGTTGACCATTGCGCGGAGGTAAGTGCTGCAAGTTCGCACGAAACGCCTGTGAAGCGAAGAACGGGGTTGCGGTATTTGCCGAGAAGGTACGCGCCGAGACCGTTGACTTCGGTTGTAGTTGAGTTGAGCAAACTAAGAAGGTTGTAGTTTTGCGCCTGGTACAACGCAATTGAGTTTGCGTCAGAGTTTGTTTGTGCAGCTCCTGCGGGCGATTGGGTCACGATGTAGTTGTAGAGCAGTTCCGATCCGTACTGGTTGACAAGGCTCATGTATGGGATGCCTGTGCCATTGGTGGTAAACGACGCGCCCGACACAGGGTTGAGAACGCTTGACCTCCCCTTGAAGGTTAGAGTTCCGTCGGCTGCCGTGTAGAGGTACCCCTGCTCGGAGGTGTTGACCTGCTGAAGATAGTTGAGGACGTTTGTGTCCTGAGAGACCGCGTAAGCCCCGAGAGTAGACGACCCTGTACCAATAGACCTTGCACCTTGGTAAGCGACCTCTGGACGGTCTAGAACGGCGTCTACGCGCAAGCCTGAAGTTTGTGCCGACGGGGTGAAGGCGTTGAGTTGCTGATTTGCCAGAGTTCCGAAGGTGTCAACGCATCGAGCGAACATTCTGCCCTGGTTGGCGTTCTGGTAATCCAAGTCCCAATCCTCAACGAAGCCTGTGTAGATGGGCGTCCCGTTGGCGTAAATGATGATTGGCGAGCGAGGCAAGACAAACGGGTAGTAGATCGAGGACGTGTTGAGCGGGTCAAGGATGCGGGAGTTGTTGTTAAAGACGACTTGTGCGGTTCCTGCGTTGAACTGGTCAAGTTGGCGGTTGCGTCCGCGCTTGATGTTGACCGACAGAACAAGCGAGGTCAGGTCTGCGTATGCGAGACCGCCAAGGGTGCCTGTGTTAAGTAGACCGTAAACGGCGTCGTCAAGTTGAAAGGGTGTACCGAATCCTGTGGTCGTTTGGAATCCGACGAGGACTTGGTATGTGGGGACAGTCATTAGAAAGTGACCGCCGGTGCAAAGACCTGTCCTGAGTTGCGCTGCGCTGCAAGGATGGCGTCAATGATGTCTTGACCAACTGTGGCAGGTGACGAGACAAGTCCAGCGTCCATGTTGATTGTGATGTTGCTGAATGGGCCGATACCGCCGATGCCTGCCTGGGCAAATCCTCCTGAAGTGTCACCTTCGGACTTGTATGGGGTCATTGGGGGCTCTGCGGGGCTTTTAGAGACTTTTCCAGGGGACGGAGAGGTATCGGTTAGACCTGTGAACGGTGCCACAAACGCGGGTGGGGTTGTTGGTGCCGCTCCACCTGCGCCACCTTCTCCCATGTGACCGATGGAAATTGTGCTGATGTAAGGAATGTCTTTATACGGTGACAGAAGGTTAATTCCACGAATAACGATATTTGATGCTTTTACCCAGGCATTGCCCATGAACTCAAAATAATCAGATATGCCGTTGACAAATGTTTTAACTCCGTCGCGGAACCAAGAAAAGCGGGAATACAAAAGAACAATTCCAGCGATGATTGCGGTGAAGACAATAAGTCCAGAAGCAACTTGAAGCGCGGTGAATGAGGTCGCCAGGAGTGCGTTGGCGACAACTGCAATTTTAGTTGCTGCGGTGTACGTCACGATTGCTCCGGCAATGGCGGTGACGGCAGCTGCTATTGCAAGGAATACTCCTGGATGATCTGATGCCCATTGGGAGAACTTCAGAAGGACTGGAAGGATGGCTTCGATTGCCGGAAGAAGAGCTGCGCCGATTGACTCTTTTGTTTCGTCAAGGGCAACTTTCATTCTGGCAAATTTGCCTGCTGCGGTGTTGGCTGCGTCTGATGCTGCACCACCAAAGGTCTCTGCCATTGCCTTAGTTACTTCGTCAAGTGAGGCCCCTGCCTTAATCATGTCTCGGAGTTCTGGGGACAGTTTTGCAAGCGCAGTAAAGTTTCCGCCGTATGCCTTCTCAAGAGTCTTTGTCACGGTCTCAAGTGAGACGCCTTTTGCAGCTGCGACGTCCATTGCAAGACCCGCTGCCTTTTGTGCTTCGGTGATGTCGCCAGTTGCGCGGATCAGTCCTGCAAGTGCCGGACGAAGTTCGTCGTCTGTGACTCCAAGCAATTTTCCCTGCACCGCTATCCAGTTTTCGTTGGCTGCAATCTGTGCGTCGGTTGCGCCTGTGGTGCGTTGAATCTGACTGGCAAGGGCTTGTTGTGCTGCTGCATCTTCGGCTGCTGCCTTGACTGCCAGTCCAAGTCCTGCGGTGATTCCAGCAAGTGCAGCTGCTGCGGGAAGCGCTGCCTTTGTGATTGCCAGATGCGCGCGCTCGCCATTGGTTTCAAGATTTTTGAATTCCTTGATTGCAGATGTGACTCCTTTGCCGTCAAAGGTGGAGATGATTGGGATTGCAAGTGCCATTAGTCGAGTTCTTTCTGAACGAGTTTGATTGCGTCCATTGACGCTCTTAACATCTCACGCTCAATTTCTTTGCGCTTGCGAAAGACTGCCGGACCAAGAACTCGAGTTGTGCCTGGACGAATGTCGCCAAGTGAATCACCGAGGCTATTTGGGTTGGCGCGTCCCGCTGCTTCAAAGACCGCAGCTGCGACATTGGTCTGCGTGATGTAGATCAGCGAAGTTGCCTCTCGAGAAGCGTCAACTTTTAATTTGACTCCTGAGATTGCGCGCGCCACAGAGAACGGGAATATCTTTTTTCCGTTTTGCTGCCATTGGCGAGCCATCCCCGAAAGAGGAACTTTTGTGTAGCCCCGTTGAACTTCTTGGATTGCGGGTTGAGCAATGGCGGTTGCTTGCGCAACAAACTCTTTGCGCAGTCCAGGCTCAACCTTGTTCAGCGAACGGATTGCCTCTTTGAGACCAACGACTTCAATGGATGTGTTAGTTGTCATCGTCTAGACCGTTGCGCTTTCTGTTTTTCGTTCATCACATCGAATGCCGTAAAGAGATCCTCTGTATCGAATGGGATGTCGGGAAGCCAGTATCCGGTCTCGACGAGTAGTTCTGCTAATGACCGGCGGAAACTGCCGGCTCGGTGGGGACTGCTTGTTCCGCCCCAACGACGTCAATGGACTTGGTCTTCTTAATGAACTCGTCAAAAGCGAGCGGGGTTGTGATCCCCGCAGCTCGAGCAGATTCAAATGCAAAGAATGCAAGATCCTCCGCGCCAATTCCGTTGGCAAGACTTGATGCTTGTTTCTTGAATTTGCGCTCCCATGCGACGATAACGAAAAGATTCGTTTCGACTTCATACGGGTCTCCGTCTATTGGTGTTACTTGTAGTTGGATTTTCATTGTTTCCCTCTTTTGTTATTTACGGTGTGATGTCTCGTGTCCAGGTGCCGTTAACAAATGAAATACTTGCTACTGCAAGGGTGCCAACGGTTGACATGATGACAGGAGCTGCGGAAAGTGTTGCCTTCAGAATCGTAAATTCTGGATTACTTGTTGTCTCTGATGTTCCAGATGGTGACACAACAATTGTGCATGAACCCGCAGCAACGATTGCGCTAAGAAGTGTTTCAACTTCACCGACACCATACGAAAGAAACAAGTCAAGGTTGACCGACACGGTCTGCAAACCATTTGTTCCCTGATGGCCTGTATCTGCTAGCGAAGTTGAGTCAAGGATGTCGTACCCAAGCATGACTTCACATTTTGAAAGTTGATCACTGACGTCAATTATTGATCCGCCAGTTGGAGTGATATTGCAGGTTGCACCTGACAGGAATGTTGTTGTTGCCATTGGTGGCTCCTTAGTTTCTACGCACGGCGATTGCCACCGTGAGATCGTATGTGGGTATGTCTTGTCCACCGTAGACCGCGTTGCCTGGGCGGGCGTCGGTGACTGCAATGGACGAGTTCATTATGGTGTCAACGGTTGACATGAGATAGTCGCCAGAGTCTTGATTGCCTGGAGGAGCTGCCAAGACTCGGACGGGAATCCGAAAGTCGCCGACGTTGTATGTGAATGAGGTCATGACAGGGAGTTCAATCATGACGGACATTGGGCGCGCGTTTCGGGGATCTGTGACGGGTTTGAGACCGAGAGCGGTGAGTTGTGTTTTGATTGCGTTGACTGCGTCGACAAGGATTCCTGTTGCAGCCATTACGCGACCTGTGGTCTTCCGCAGCCGATGAGGGCCATGATGCGTCCCATTGTTGAGGGGATGGGGATTGAAGACATTGAGTCAAATGAGGCGAAGGAGTCTGCTGATCCGCGCTCACGATAAAGCGTTGCTGCATACATGATTGTGCCGAGTTTGACGTCGGCACCTGGCACCGTGGATTGCGAATCGGTGTATCCGGCTTCGCGACGTTTCCGAAATATGTAGTTATTACTGGCGTTTACGCAAACTGTGATGAAGGCCGTGTCGTTAGCGGTTGCAACGTCGATGCCCAACCATGAGGTGACATCGGCTGCGTTAATCCATGAAACGGACGGCGTAAAAGTGACTGCACCGGTAGCGGTTGAACGGGTGAAGTCTGAGCCTGCGTTGACATACATGAACTGGTAAAGACGAATTACATCGGAGTCAAATTGGAGGTCGCCCTCGTCAGATACTCCGATGAATTCAAAGTCTTCTGCTGAAACAATGGTTGCCGTTCCAGAGAATCCGTGGCTTGCACCTGTGATTGTTACGGAGTCCCCGACTTGTATGCCAGTCTCAACGAAAGTCTGGAGAACGGCATACCCATCGAGGCGCGTATGAAACGCGAGATCGTAAGTAGCCATTGTCCAGTTCCTGTCGTGTCTTTTTTTGGCTTACGCCATTGCTGCTTTGACGAACTTGGTTGAGTCAATCATGAGCGTTGCAAGGTAACCGCGGAATGCGATTGTGCGACTCATTGTCGATGGAACATCGATGCTGAGTGCGCCCTTCTGCTGTTCAAAGATTTCGTAACCAGATGCATCGCCAACGATGATTGTGTTGTCCGCGAAGTTGCGATCAACAACAACTGAGAGACCGAAGGCAACGCCGTTTGGCTGTCCTGGGGTCAAGTTGCCGAATGCGTTCATTGGGCCAATCTGCGGGAACATTGGACGCTTTGACGAGTCCGCAAGTCCGAGAAGGACTGCCCAGTAGTCAGGGCTGAGGAACAAGTGCGTTGGAAGGTTTCCGTTTGATGCGCTCAAGATGGTTGATGCTGCTCCGGCAATCCATGCTGACCAGTATGAAGGATCAGTTGCGGATGCTGCTGTGTAAGCACGAGTTGTGGTTGCACCTGTCTTCAAGTTGTCGGCTGCGACGTTGTCGGTTTCGTTTGCGTAGATGCGACCCATGTCGTCAAGGAGAAGGCTGATGATCTCGGGTTGTGACCAGT